TGACTGCTTTCTACGCCTTTGCCGTTGGTAGAAGCGTTATCTTTTGGACTTTGATGAGCGTGTGGTATTCGTGGTGGATTCTTCTCATCCTTCTTGTAATGCCAAAGAACGAGCCAAAGCCGTTCGCATTTCCCAAGTGGTTCGTCAGACTCGTCGGCCCACGCTACATCAAGCGCACCATCAACAAAATGGAAGAGCAGTTCTAGGCACCTGCAAAGGCGCGAGCAATTCCTTCTTCCAAAGAGATTCGTGGCTCATAGAAGCCAAGCATCTTCTTTGGATCACCGACCCGATAGGCAACTCCCACAGGAGCCTTCGGGTTGGTTCGTATCGGAGCTAAATATCCTGCCTGCATCATTACAAGTTCTGCCAACTCAATGAAGGAAGTCGCCCTACCTGTGCAGAGATTTGCAACGGTGACATCGTTAGTGATGGCTTCAAAGGTTGCCCTAACAACATCTTCAATGTGAATGAAGTCGCGCACCTGCGTTCCTCTGCCCCATACATCAAATGGATCAGACTTTTCTTTTCCGCGCTTGATAAATGATGGGAAAGGATAGTCAAGGCTTTGGTCGCTTCCGTATCCGCTAAAGGGCCTAAGAACGCTGACCTTCAAGCCTTCTGCTCTGGCATAAGAAGCGAGCATTTCACCGGATAACTTCGCCCAACCATAAGTGAAGTCGGGAGTGCGAATGTGGTCAAGATTAATATCCCACTCTTTGAGTCGCTGCTTGTATTCAGCTCGTTGCAAGTAAATGGGATAGGCCGCAGATGACGAGAAATAAACAATGTGATTCGGGCGAGTGCGAAGCGCCCATTGGAAAAGGTCGGCGTCAATGGCAAGGTCGGCGGCAACTGCCAAAGGGTTTCCTTCAATGGTGGCTCTGCCACCGACGATTGCCGCCAGGTGAATGACGACATCAAACTTCGTGTCATCTTTGGCAAAGAAATCTCTGACATCCACGCCACTTTTGATGTCAATGCCAGTGATGGAGTTGCGCTTAGAATCTAAATGCTTCTTGAAATTCGTGCCAACAAAGCCTTCGTCGCCTGTAATCAGGATTTTCATTTTCCCCACCTGTCGTGTTCGTAGATATATTTCGCAGAGCCACAATAAGCCATTTGCGCTTTGCGGTCTATGTCAAAGACAAAAGTATCGTTAGAAAATAGAGCTGCGCCAATATGTGACAGGGGAGTTGGCGCATCGAAGGGAATCGTGGTTCTAATCGAATTACCAATGATAGGTGTCTGATAGTAAGGATCGTGAATGAGTGCGTCACCTGCGACAATGGGATAGACCACTTCTGCCAAGAAATCTTGGTCAACTGTGTAGTAATCGCCGCGCTCACGATTATTGATGGTGGATGCTAAGAAGCGCAGGTCTTTGGTTTTGCCTGCAAACATACCGGCAGAAATCGGATAGTTGTGACCTGTCGGATGGTCTTTGATGATGTGATAATCAAGACAGGAATTTACCCAATCTTCGTGAGCAATGCGGTCACGATAGGAAAGACGGGCATCTACATCACGGCAGATAACGGCTTCAAATTGTTCGTCAGAGAAAGCAAGGTAGCGCCACAACTTCGCTGTGTGGTTTTCCATTTGATCCATTGTGACGATTTGAACGCCTTTGATTCGCTCAAGTGTTGTTGTGATGGATGAATCAACCGACTTGCCCACATAGAAGCGAGTGATAAAGCCGTCATCAAAAGGAAAATATCGTGAAGCAAGAATGGCGTTCTTGATAGCTCCGATGGTGTAGTTGGTATCGTTTCCATAAAGCGAAAATGAAATACACTTCATTGACGCAAGGCCTTCAAGAGAACTTGGTAGTCTTCACTTTTCATATAGTTGTCAAACATCAAGGCATCAAAGGAATAAACTTCACGGGCATTGACGGCGCGATAGCCTTCATCCCATTCGGCTTTGCCTGCAACAGGGTGGAGATGTTCAATGACGACTCCTGGCAAATAAGCCAAATTGCCTAAGTCATTGCCTAAGGCTTTCCAAAAGTTGTCAAGGTAAAGGTGCTTGAGCTTCGGTGGCACCATGCCGCCAAGGGCGCGGACAATGGCCGCCGACATCATCACCGCCGTCGGCAGATTCTCACCTTGCAACAGATCGTTGCCGTAGGAAAGCCCTGGTCGGTTGCCGATGGCACGCATCAAGGCAATATCCCAATCGGGCGTTCGTAGTCGGTGGTCATCGCCAATAAAGGTGAAATAGTCATATTCGTTGGCGTATTTGTTGGCAACGACATTGACCGGATAGGCCATGCCGCGAGTTTTATTTTCAATTTCAACAATGTTCTCAACACCGACGGCGCTTCGATAGTTGATGAGTTGTTCATCATCGCTGTCCACAATAAAGAGCAAGTCAGAGCGACAGGAGAACTCTTTGTGACATTTGAGAACTTCAATGGCGTTGTGTGGTCTGCCACGAGTTGGAACAAGAATGAGATTATTGTTCAGATGCACTGATTTCGCCCCCAATGGCGCCATAAGCTGCTAAATCTATGAATGAGTCTATGTGGTCAGGTGTCTGCATCAAGCGAGCTATTTTGACTAGACATAAACACAAAGCGACCTGTGAAGGTGTTATCTCAGTTTCAAGATACACACTCCACAGGTCTGCGATGCGTTGATGATTCGTAAGCGGGTCGCCATAGGTATCTTGACGATCCGAATTAGTGAGGCGTTTTGCCTCATCTAAGATTTTCCCCCGTTGCATTACTACTTGCTTCCGCGACCAAACTCTGTCGCTTTAGGATCAATGGCCTTGAGTATCGGGCCAAGAACTGCGGCAGCGAAAGCCGCAACATAATCCTTCAATGGGCGAGATGGGTCGGCAAGATAGAGAGCGGCTACTGCGGCAGCTCCTGCCCTTGCGTATGTGCTACCGACTGCGATGAGTTTTTCTTTGTCGAGCATTTGCACTCCTTGAACTTAGGTCTGCCAAAGCCCACAATGAACACCGGCAGAGATGGCTTGAGTTTGCCACGATTCTTCTTCTTGTAGGCGCGAATCTTACGCGCTACCTGACCGCCATTGCGCTGATTGCCCTTGGTGTCGGGCGCAGTGTTGCCTTCGATGGTGGTGACGGTGCCGTTGGCGTGGACACTCTCCACGATCCCTATGTGAGAGATACGGTCAATGCCATCGGCGGGGAAGTCAAAGAACGCCAAATCTCCTGGCAGTGGAGTTGCGCCTTCTGCATCCTGCCAAGTTCCTTCTTTGACAAATCCCTTTGCGCCATTGGGCGTGTAGGTGCAGTCAGGAATTTTTAGGCTCACTTGTTTGGCGCACCAATTGACAAAGGCGCCACACCAAGGTTGATTCGCCTTTTGATACTTTGTCTGATTATCGGCAGGGCCTTCAATGTAGCCGATTTCGGCGCCTGCGATGTGGAGAAAATTATCTAACTGTTTTGAACACATTATTTCTTCAAGGCTTCTTTGACAATATCGGTCAAGAAATCAACCTTGCCTTCTAGCGCCGAGACTTTATCCTTCAACGATGATCCGCCATTTGGCTTGAGTTCGTTGAGATAATGCTTGACAAGCCATTTGACTCCAAGAGCTACCGAGCCAACGATGCTAAAGAGTGCGACGAAAAATGACGCCCAATCCATTGCGCTCATGTGCCGACCACCAAGACCTGAACGACGGTGGTGCCTGCGTTGGTGACGCCATAAATCGGGTTGTTTTTATTCTGCAAGGTCAATTTTTCTCCGCTATCCATTCTGAAGCCAGAAGTAGTGGTGACATCCGAATCGCCAATATAAATTGCCTGACCACCGGCGGCGTGCAGATGCACTTCTTCGGCTTCGGCGGTGTCGTCAACCAAGATAGTTGGGCTTGTTGTGACGGTGACTTGACGGGTGGAAATGCCCACTGTGATCTCCTTGTATGGCCCCGATGAATTTACTATGAAAGCAGGGTGGAAAGTTCTTCGGCGCTTAGACCAAGGCGAGCTGCGATTGCTTCTTTCTCAGCTTGCTTCGCGGCTGCGGCGGCTTCTTCGTCTGACTTCGCTTGCGCAGCAGCGGCTGCTTGCTGATCGCGTTCTGCAATCTCAGCAGGGGTAAGGGCTACGTATTCTTGCTTTCCTGTAGCGCAATCAACTACGAGTTTATACTGCGTCATTTACGAACGCCTCCCAATCTAGTTTCTCTTCATTCCAGAAATACACCAAGCCATCTTCAGGCTTAGGTGTTGGTGCTTGCCAGTCGTGGTTCTCATCGAGGCTCCACGATGGGAAGGGTTGTGGCGCAATAAACACATCAGCATCGGCGTCATACTTGAAACCAATGCCAGCATATTGCTTGCGGATATTGTGGTTGTAACTGGTTTGAATCCAGGTTCCACCTAATCCTAAATCGTTAGCCAAGTAATCTTGGCCGCGATGTTCTTGTTGGTCAGGTACGACAAGTACCTGCTTGACGATACCGTCATTGTCTATCTCTGCGAAGTGTGCCATTGTTTTCCTTTACTTTGCGTACCGAACTATTACGATTCCAGAACCACCAGCGGCACCAGTTCCAGAACCAGAACCGCCACCACCACCACCACCTGTATTGGCAGTACCAACAGTTCCACTTCCATTTGTATTAGGGCCACCAGCACCACCACCACCAAGACC